GACTCCCCCGCCACCGCAGCGCACTACATCAACTGCGCGATCAAGGAGATTGGGCAACTTCGCAAGGAGCGTGATGCTCTCATTCAGATGCGTGAACGACAATACGCTGCGGTAGTGATGGAGGACAATAATGCCTGCCTCACCGCCGAGCGTGACGAGATGAGGCGGCAACGGGACGAAGCACGAAGGGAAGTATGTAAGAGAGTCGAATCGGCTAGTTGTTTGAGTGATGGTGAACCGACCACGCTTGCTTCTGATTACGCCCGTTGGTGTGGTTGGGACTGCTTCCCACAGGAGGACGGCAAGTGAGCGACGAAGAACGCGAATACCTGAACGAAACGATCAGAAGTCTCAACAATCAACTCGTTGATGCGTTGCGAGAGCGCGACGATGCGAGAGAGCAGGCAGAACGGTGGGAGGACGATGCGCTGCGTCTGATGCAGGAGCGAAATGCCGCAGAGAGGGAGCGGGACGATGCGCGGTTCGCTGCTGCATATCAGTATGCCAAGCACCACAACGGAGATATGCAGACACTGATGGACAACTTCTGCAAACTCAAGGGATGGGAAAAGATTAGGTTCTTTGTTGGTGACGATGACCACGCAAAACAAAGTCTTTAAACCCATCTAAAACAATTTCTTCAAACTCAAAGGTTGGAACAACACCAACAAGGAACCGCAGTAATGGCAATCAGCACAGTCGGAGTATCAACACTTTTCTCGTCGGACGGTCAGGTGTTTTCGCGTTCAGAATATCAGGGCGCGATTTATCAAGAAGTCCACTTCACGGATCGGTTGGCGTTTGACACGCAGTTCACGATTACCGAGCCGCGTGGCGAGGCACTGACAAACTTCACCTTTCCCAATTACCCGCTCATTCCCAACAAGCACTTCATGGGATCGTTTGATGGATTCTGGATTCACAAAATCTACAACGGCAAGCAGTTGGTGATGACGGTGCAGGGGGTGGATCAGGACTTGTTTATTCCCGTGGTGCATGACCGCGTGGAGAGCGTGTGTATGCAGGCTTCCACTGAATTGAATGGAAGCGATTGTGAGCCACCCGATGTTCCTGCACCTGGTGCGCTTGCGGTTTTCTTGACTGCCGCATTCGTGGCATCACGCCGAAAGCGCATCTAAAACAATTTCATACACCGTGAAGAGCCGCCCTACGGGGCGGCTTTTTTCATAGATACTGACGGAGGATTTTGTAATGCTTGATGATTCAAAAATCATCGGGATTGATCTTGCCCGTGTGGACGGGGAGTGCGCCGTATACGCGATCTACGAGTCTAGGAACGGCGGAGAGGCGTGGATGCCCCTGAAGGAGTCTGGGAGCATCTGCGACCTGTTAGAGTTCGCCAAGGCACGATACGGCAGCGACACGCCACTGGTCATGCAGCAGCACATTCAAGAAATTCTGCGGGTTCAAATAATTGAAGAGGTAGAGGCACAGCGGAGACACAAACCAACACCACGAAAGAATTGGTTCAGAAGGGTTTGGGATTTCTTCAGAAGGAGATAGCCATGAAGAAAACCGAGAAGGAATTGCAGGACGATCTGTTGACCGCAGCGGCTCTCGCCGTTCACTCGTATGAGGAATATCTTCTGGACCAAATAGGGTGGCGTGAATTGGCACAAGTCATGCAGTCACTCCGCAAGTCTGTGGCAGCAATAGATCGCCACAAACTCTCCAAATAATCAATCGGCGTAAAGTATACACTTTTATATTGGTGTGAATTTTCCACTCGTATAAGTATCTGTGTCCGGTATGAAGATGAGAAGTAATTAGAAATCACTAGTTTAAACTAGTAACACCAGACACCCCCACAATGAAATACAGAAAACCCACACAGAGGGATTGCGTTCCTGTCCTGTCATGCTATACTGTGAGCATGAAAGGAGTCAGGCATGAGCGCGTATCGGCTACACATTGACATACCTCTGCCTATGAGTGAAGTTGACGCGATTGCAGTCACCGAAACTGTTCTCGCAGTCCTTCAGTCCCCTCATCTCCTTCAGGGACTCCAGAGCCGTGGAGTTCCCTCGCTTAACTACCGTTTGGGGCATGACGAAGATCGGCAACGGAGCAACTACCTACAGAAGACTCCGAGTGGTCATGTCACCTGCAACAAGAACCGAATCGCTCTAGATACCGTTGGAGAAACACCATGAAGAAGATTGCCGCAAAGAAGATCACCAAGACCCAGCCTCGCATTCTGTTTTGGAACATGACCCGTGAAGACATTGAGCAATTGCTCCTGACGGGCTGCATCGTGCTGCTGTCCATCGGTGTGTGTGCGATGGGGCTTGGACTGTATGCAACGGCTACGCGAGTAGTTGTAAAGTAAAACCACTAGGGCAGTGGGCGGACGGCTTCGCAGACCTGCTTATACCAGGTTCATTCAGGATCGACACCTGAACTGCCCATTCAAATTCTACAAAGGGAACCCATGCACTACGATGACGAACAGTATGACACCGATCACGAAAACTATGAAGACGGCAACACGCCGCTTCCTAGCGATCAGGTGGCATTTCTTGATTACGGCAATGACGGGCTGTGGATTGTGGGAATTATGAATCCCCACGAACAGGGCGACCGGCGGATCACCGAGATCATTGATGAGGATTCGGACATAAATAGTCTTGTGAAGAGGGCGGTTTACGATTGGGGAGTTGACCCGCACGAACTGTGGGTTTCCCCGTGTGCAAAGGAAATTGCCACCCTGACCCTTACCACTGGCAGAAGGATTTAAGTATGGCTACACCAAAGAAGACAACCACCATTTCACTTGAGATGGCTGTGGGTGATGCGGTCTTCCTGAAGATTGCAAAGATGGCTCACGCAAACAATCTCACCTTCAACGAGCAGATCAATCGGATCGTGCAGGAAGCAGTGGCAGGGCTTGATCGCCCCGTCGCTGTCCCCGCGCCCTTCGGTTTCTCAGCCAAGCCCAACGGATAACACCATGCGTGGCTTGCTGCAACGGTTTGAGGATTGCGAACCAACAGGAGGCTACCCATGCGTGACGAAGAACGGGAAGAACTTCAGACCCTTCGGGAATTGGCGAAAGCCGTTGATGACCTACTTGGGGATTTTCCCCCGCTCCAACGATACAGGCGTGACCGCAGCGGAACGGTCGGGTTTACACCTCGCACTCTTTCGCTATACCGATACACTTGGAGACTCTTAAATGTTTGGAAGAAAGCACGAAAAGACGGAGGTTGAACGATGGAAGGCAAACATGGAGCAGGGAAGGGAGATTCCTATCGTCCGGTTGATCGGTTGGCTTGGGAGCGTGGTTGGGATGCGATCTTCGGAAAAGCCCAAGTTCAAAAGCCCAAGCGGAAACCGCGCACTGGGAAGAGCAAGCACCCGCGAAATCCATAAGTTCATGCTGTTCCGCCTGATGCGTAGCATGAGCGAAGAGTATTTCGCTGCGGGATGGATGCACGGATTGGAACTGTCCTTGTGGCACATGGCACTGAAGGGCGACTCGTATGAGGGACAAATGCTCCTGATGTGCGCGGAAACCGCAGGGGGCTGGTGGGTGTGGGACGATGATCGTGATGAGAATGTGTTTGTTCCACTCCCTGTTTGGCGGCAGATGTACGAGCAGTATGCAGGAGAGATTGCAGAACCTGTTCGGTAATAAATACCAATGGCATTGTTGATAGCGGACTGAACCACATACAGCACGGGGGTTCAACTCCCCCCGACTCCATTAAAAGATGCGCGAACGCGAAGTGACTGCATCACTCGCCTCTTCCCGCAGTCAAGTCCTCCGATTGCAGCGGGGGCAAATATACGGGGTCGATTCGGAATCGACTGGTGTGTAGTAGAGAAGCAGGAGATGCCCGAGGGGTGCAGCGGACCCTCGTTAAAAACACCGGTGCAACAATAATTGCCAACAGACTGGCAATGGCGGCTTGAAGCCGTGGGGACTGATCCTCCCGCGACTGAACGGATCAAGGGAGCCGCAAGGCTCCCTTTTCTTTTATACATAATTGAACACGGAGGACACACGCATGAGTTACCTGTTCAATGAAGCCAAGCCATTTGCAAATAATACTTCAGTTGGAAAATGCAAGGGAGTTCTACTAACTGCTGATGGCACCAATAGAACCGCTGATTTGTGGACTTATACCGATGCAGGAACCACTGCTGCTACCCGTGTTGCAATTTTAGCAAATACCACCCAAATTTATCATTTAAGAGTTTGGGGAATTTCCTTTGGTGCTGGCATCACTGGCGCGGTTCTCGCCTAACAAAATATTCATAAATCGTAGAAGGGTATTGACCGTGCCCCCAAGGTGGACTATACTTTGGGCATGGCAAAGCGAGTCCTAGACCCCATTGACATTGAAGCGGAACGACAGGGCAGTGCCCTGCGCCGTGGACGGCAGCAGCAGTGCAAGCCCTACGGATTCAACAAGCGCACCCATGCAGAACGCCGTGCGCGGCGTGACGGTGAAGCGCGGCAAGAGTGCCGCACCGTGAAGACCCGTATGTTTGTGGAGGCGTGGTGATGCGCTGCTGCGATACTTGTGGGAAGACTATTCCCCCTGCGCGTCTTGAGGCTCTGCCCCATACCACTACTTGCGTGGGATGCTCTCGCGCCACAACTTTCGTAGGTTTCATGGATTGGGCACACAAGACCGCACCTGAACTAGTAATGGTGAATGGTGCAGACACGGAAAACCTGCGACGAGCGCAAAGAATAAATTCACGCGCCCGTTGACAGCAACTGCGAGTGTCGTATAATGGCTCATTACGCGGGTTTTCCAAACCCGACATGAGAGTTCGATTCTCTCCACTCGCACTACAGGAGGTATGAATGGCACGACGAGAACTTAATCCGCACATGGAATTGAGCATTACCACCAATCCCCACTATCCTGATGAGCCATCGCTGCACATCAAGGGCGTGGACACGGTGGAACAAGTCGATACATACACCACTGATGAAGTGGAAGACTTGATTGATCGTCTTCACTTGCTTCTTGGAGAAATGGAACACAAGCGTAAGATCATGGAGTTCAGCAAGGCTCCTACGCTTTGGGATGGAATTGATTGAGACAATGCCTTCGTAGCGCAATTGGTAGCGCAGTTGACTTTTAATCAATTGGTTGTGGGTTCGAGTCCCGCCGAAGGCACGATACAAAAAGGAAAACAAATGGCAAAGAAGAAGACAAAGAAGACCAATACCACTAAACGCACCACTCGCGCCTCTCTTGACGAGAGAAACGAGCGCCTTGGAAAGGCAGACGCTCCCAAGCCCCGCAAGTCGCGTAAGCCCAAGAGCGTGGTTACCACCGAACCTGCGATCAACACTGTTTTGCGTGAAAAGCGCAAGAATGCTTGGCTTAAAGCAAACGCAAACAGTTTGAAAAACAATTTCCTTGCGGAAAACGATCCAAGCGTGGTTTCGCAGGTTGTTTCCAAGGTTGTTTCGTGGACACCTCCCGCTCCCGAAAAATACACGCAGTCAGAAAAGGAATTGCTTGAGTCGGGATGGAAGCACGATCTTACCACCGATGATTTTGTGTTCCACACAGACACCAAGAACACCTGCTGTGGTGGGTGCAATCCTAATGCTCCGTGGTGGAGAAAGGCTGACATGAAGATGGAACAATTCAAGAATTGGTTTGGAAATAAGGTTGAAAAGGCAATGCACTGGGCATTTGACCATCCCCTTACATTTACTATTTCACTAATGAGTTTTTTCCTTGGCGTGAGTATTTTGGTTTTGATCTCCACGCGCAAGTAAAATATAGGAAAATCGTAGCAGGGGGTTGACACGGGTGAACTACCTGCTACAATTAGGACATCGAAACGCGGAAGGATGTGTTGAGCCGACATCCGATGCGTAAACTTTCAGAGGCTCGTTTTGGAGATTTTGCTATGAAGAACCGTAAGAATTACACCGTCGCCGTCACCGTTGACCTCTACGACAACAGCACCGACAACAAGTTTGATGCTTTTGCTCGTCGCATCAGCGGCACGAACATTGCTCTCCGCAATGCCCGTAGCGACAGCGACAGCCGCACCTACACCTTCGGTTGCACCGAGTCGGGTGTGGGCATCCTGCTCTCCCGTTGGAGCAAGCGCCTTGGCAGCGGCATGGCTGACGCTTCGGTGTCGGTTGCCTAATCCCAATCGGTGAGCGATCACCGATAACTTCCCGATGGGGTGGCTATGACCGTAATGGCATAGTCACCCCATTCTGGGTTTACTACTAACAAAGGAGATACTATGAACAAGGCTTCAGTTTTTGTTGTGTATTCGCTGCTTTCGCTTGTTGGTTTCGGTGGAGTTGCCCTGCTTGGATTCACGGGCAAGTCCAACGATCTCAGCGCAATCATTGCGTTCTTTTCGTTCTATGGCTTCCTCTGCACCACTGGCGTGTTCTATGTGGTGGGCAAGATGAAGGCAGCAATGGAGTGGCAGGACGAGCGGATTGGTGATGTGACCCGTGAGAACATTGAGCGCATCAAGGAAGTTTACTCCCTTGTTGACAGCGAGGTTCGTCAGATGAACGGTCGCGTGGACGATGTTCAGGACAGCCTGTCCCGCGAAATCAGTTCTGTGTGGAGCGAGATGGAGTCTCACACCACCAGCAGCAAGCGGTAATCTGTTCCCTTTCTGGCAGACTATGGGGGAAACCCTGTAGTCTGTTTTTTTATGAACGCTCGTCAAATACAGCGCCTCCTCCGTGTTGCGTATCCCCTGTGCTTGGAGATTCCCCGTCCCAAGAAGCACATCTCTATTATTCTGTACAAGGGGCGAGTAGAGTCAATTGGTTCCAATGCCATAAAGACCCACCCGATGGCAGTGCAGCACGGTTACCTGTTCGGGGAAATGCATTCAGAACTGGACGCATTTCTCCGCGTGGGTGAGCGCAAGCGGGGGCTGGTCCTGTTCAACATCCGATTCAACCGATTCGGGCAGATGCGTATGGCGCGTCCGTGCCCACGGTGTATGCCGTGGTGTGTGGGCTGTTTCAGTGAAATCTGGTACACCACCGACGAGGGAGTAATGCTGCACGGTGAGGGGTTAGCCCCTATAAATATAGGGACACCGAAGGAGATTCTGAATGAAAAAGTTCACCCAATATCTTAATTCAACCCAATTGAGCGAGTCTCTGAACGACAAGGCTGTCGTAGAGGTTCCGCTTGTTGAAACCAAACTGTCCCGCGTCTTTCAGTATGTGGAAGACGACAAGAAGGACTTTGGAATTGTTAGTGCTTTCCGTGGCGTGAATTCCGACAAGGAGAACAAGGCACGGCACGAAGAGTTGAAGAAGGCTGTTCGTGCAATGGGCTACGGCTTTATTGAATTGCGCGGAGGCTATAAGGGTGACGAGGGATATGTGGAGGAATTGAGTCTGCTTATTCCCAACATCACAAAGAAGGGAATTGTTGATCTTGGGCGCAAGTATCAGCAGCACTCCGTGATGTACAAGAACGATCAGGACTTCTATTACATCGGCACCAACGAAGAGGCTGGTGTAGGCAAGGTTCTCATGCGCTTCAAGAAGGGCGAGGGGCAGGACAATCTTGAACTTGCAAAGCACAAGGTGGTGGACTTCTTCTCCCAATTGAAGAAGGGCGCACACTCCGACAAGAAGTTTGTTTTCAATGTAAAGCCTGAAGCCGAAGGTGGTCAGCAACAGAGCAGCGGTGGAGAAACCACTGCACAGGCACAGCGTCACCGACCAGGCGACATTTGGAAGACATCAAGCGGACTGTGGGGCGGCATGGACGACAAGGGCAACTACGAGTATTTTGACGATCAAGAGGCTGCTCGTAAGTTTGCAAAGAAGCACCGCAAGGGCTACCGAATTCAGGAGCGCGAGGAGTGGTGCTTTGCAAAGGCAGCATATTTGCGTCGCGGAGAAGACCCAAAGTGGATTACAATTTATGAAGATTCGCAAGACGAAATCGCATAAATAGTAGCGGGGCAAAATGAAAAAAGACACTCGGGCAGATTTAAAGAAATCGCTGCTGCGAAACGCTGTTCAAAATATACGGCGTGAAATAGTTGTTCGCACCAAGGGACAAAAGAAATAATCAAACACCGTGTGGGTGTATTGACTCCTTGTGCTTTTCGGATACAATCAGACTATTGAAAGGAGTTCGTAATGAACTTTAAGACACTCGTTTCGTCGCTCGTCGCTTCTCTCGCCATCTCGTCCGCTGCACAGGCGCAGTGGGTTGGCGGTGGCAGTGGCATCTCCATCGGTGTGGGCGGCGGCTACAGCAAGACCACGCTTCCCAACGGTCAGTCCATTTCCAACAGCAACATCAACTGGGGCGTTGGGATGGGATCGGCATCGTCCTACGGCATGGGCTACCCCTACGGTGGCTACGGCATGGGCTACGGTGGCTACGGCATGGGGTATGGCATGGGCTACGGCGGTTGGGGCTACGGCGGTTACGGTGGCTACGGCTACTACCCGTCCGCAGTGATGCCCTACTACGGCGGCGGTTGTGCCCCCGTGGTGGTTCCGTACTCCCCGTTCACTGGCACTTACGCCAATCCGTGCTACACCCCGCAGGTGATTGCTCCTGCCGCTGCGATGCCGCAGGCTCCGGTTATTTGGTAAACACATGAATACTAATTATTAACTAAATTGCGCCTATCCCTCCTGCGACCACAGATCACGGTTGCTTGACAAACAGTGAAACAGCAGGAAAAGCCAAGAAATACTCCGTTAAGTCCAGAAGCACATATGCATACACCCAATGACAGTAGTTGGGTTGGTAGGAGAGGAATGCTTGGAGTGTGGAGACTATGTTGGGGTTCTCTACAGCGGTGTTTCAGAGTACCGTGGCACACAGAACTCGTCTGAATGGTTCGGCGGCTCCATCCAAAAGCCGCCGCTTTTTTTGCGTGGTCAGCGTCCAGGCTGCTAGGGTCACCTACTTGCAAGGGGTGATCTGATACAGAGCAACAGAGGTGCGAGTCCTCCGCTACGCTTTCGGTCCTGTCGTCTAGTTGGCTAGGATACCGCCCTTTCACGGCGAGAACACGGGTTCGAATCCCGTCAGGATCATTGACCCGTAGCACAATCGGTAGTGCGATCCGCTGTTAACGGATAGGTTACAGGTTCAAGTCCTGTCGGGTCAGTTGGATTGGGAGTGTACTCAAGCGGTCAACGAGGGCAGACTGTAAATCTGCTGGCTTACGCCTACGGGGGTTCGAATCCCTCCGCTCCCATTCGCCGTCTTAGCACAGTGGTAGTGCAGTTGATTTGTAATCAACAGGTCATCGGTTCGAATCCGATAGGCGGCTTTTGTTAAGACACGGTTCAAAAAGCGCACAGATGAACATAGTGCATGGAAACACTAGACCTCACATTCTCCCTCATCGGAACGCTATCACTGCTGACAGCAGGAGCGTTGAAACTATACGCAATTGGTTACGAACACGGATTTGAAGCAGCGCGTCGGTGTGGCGTTTGCGGGTTCACCCTTGAGACACGGGAACACCCGCTGCAAGTTCGTAATATTCGTGAATTGGCAGGAGTGTAGCCACTCATAAATATGAGTGATGTCCACTCCTAAACCAATAACGGAAGCACTTCGTCAAAAAATTCGTGACCTTCGTGGGTTGGGTGATGCCGTGGAAGCAGTTACTGAAGTGCTTGCCATAAAAAAATGCTCTGCTTGTGAAGAGCGCAGAAAAAAACTCAATCAGATGTTTCCTTTTGGAGGATCAGACGGACAGATTAAGTGAAAGTCTGGGTCTGATGCTGCTCTTTTTCACTATTGTTGGGAGTCCTGTCCTGTTTTCTGATGCAGTAGCCTGTTTCAGATACAACCGAATCCTGTTGTTTTGTTTCCGTTCGTCGGAATAGAACTCAACCGTGAACGATTTTGCGTTGTTTGGATATATGTTTGGCTGATACTCAAAAATCACAGGATCATCTGGTAGTAATGTCTGTAAATCTACTACAAGAGAATTGCTTGGATTGATAAATTCTACGATCCCAGAGCCGGTCGGCACTGCCGACACCACATCAAACTCCATTGATGTGTATATTTCCGTTGAAAATCCAGCAGTTGACCCCGAAACAACGAACTCTCCATCGTTTCTCTTGTCTATTAGCGTGTAGACAGCAGAATTAGTGTTCACATCAGGTGCAAACATGGTGAAAGTGCTTCCAATTGAAGCGGATGCATTAAATGTGGACCACCTCTGTGTGCCTGTTGTGGAGGTTTCTGCATTTTTTATCACCAAATACGGAGACTGCGGCTTCACTTGAACAAAAATTCCTTCTGTTTTTAGAGAATTGGTGTCTCCCGCTCCTAAAAACACGCAGTTTGACTGTGGAGAGACACCTAGCAACGGGGATTCTGCTTGTTGAGAGTAAAATTCCCATATGTCCGAAGAGTCTTCTGTGCTGGTAAGCATGATTCCTAGATTTGAATCAGAATACGCAAGCCAAATGTTCAAGAATGGAGTCATGTCAAACGAAACTGTGTTTCCGTTCCAGTATCCTTCAGGAATTATTCCTTCCGCAAGAGGCTCAACTGACCCACCGTCTTGCCATGTTGATCCTGTTGTTTCGGAAGGAACATACCATGTTGCTGTTTCATCAGCAGAAGCCCCTAGCGGAAGCATGAAAGCATACAGTGTTCCTGATGTTTTTCCCTCTGCTGATGTGAGTGACAGAGTTCCGTTTAGGATGTTGTATGGATTTCCTGCTGTGTATCCATCCACAGACTGTAGACTGTTTTCTATGAATGACCTGATATCAAAAAACAGAGTAGAGCGGTATATGGATTTTTCAGTCCCGCCAACTTTTATGGTTTTTCTTGAACGGTACAGAATGTTTCCGTCCAATCCGCCTTCATAAGATTGTGTAGTTGTGGATGTCATTGTGAATTTATTATTGGAGATCCAATACCAGGAATCATAGGGGGAATGGTGTTTCCGCACCCCTTAGAAAATTCTATTACTAGAATTGTTGAGCAGGTTTTCCTTACCAAATCTATTCTTGCACAATTTCTTCCATTTTCATCACGAAATCTAGTGACATATTCGTTGGTTTCTATACTCACTGGTCCTCCAATAATTATTGGTCCAGATTTTGTCCCGATATCAGGATACTCTGGATCCCAATTGGGAGTACCTGGTCCGTATCCAGGCTCATATTCTAGTGGTGGAGGTGTGGGAGTTTGGATTTCTTTCCAATCATCCCAAGGATCATAAGCATCATCTTCGCTTATTATATCGACTGGACTTGTTGGATTGAGCGGATCGCAGTCTGGTGATGCGTCTTTGCAGCACGCTATTGTTGTGGTTCTGCTTATTGAACCATGACACCACACAACAGCCTTTATCCAGCCACATTGTCGTGGATTTTCTGGATCATACACATACATCGGATATGGAATATCTTCAAATTTTGGAGCAGGAGGACACGGACAGGGTTCAAAAATTTGTGGATTCGGTGGATTTCCTACAGGAGATGTTGGAAATCCTGTTGGCTTGCTTGGAGGAAGCGAGGTATAAGAAGCAATAAACTCTTTTCTCTGTTTTTGTGAAGAAAAAACAGGAATATCCTTTGCAGCAAGTGAAGCCACTATTTCGTAATCAATGCCACCAACAGTAATTGTTGGTCTTCTAACATCACTTAAACCAATGAAAGTTTGTGCCGCAGTTTCAAATACTTTTGGTGGATTTGATTTCAGTATATTCGTGATGTAACTGTCTGTGATTAGCAGAGGATCGTCCACCACTATATTGATGTTTGTGGTGGTGAATGTTTTAGAGCGAAAGTCGTTGTTGCTGCCGTTCATCACGATGCATAGAACGAGAATGTCATGTTGATGCCCGTGTTGTGCGGAGCAAACGATGCGGAATATGATGGATAGAATACTTTGATTTTGTTGATGTTGTCTACTTCAAAGAACATCTCGTCGCCGTGATACAGTACATATGATGCGCTTCCTGCGGATGCTCCATAAACCGCAGCATCGGCTTCCGAAATCACGCACATGATCTCGTTCTGTGATCCTCCGGTTCCTGTGACTATACGAGAAGCCTTGATGCGAACGCCGTTTGCACAGGTGTATCCGCCTACTGCGTTGAACGCAGTCAGATTCTGTGGTGTGTAGGTAGCGTTGCCTGTCCGAGCCATGAATTTTGGCTGTTGCTTGGAACCAACTAGAGTCACGCTAACACTGTCTTGTGTGGTTGGATATGCTCCATTTGGGACAACTGTGGCTCTGATTCCCTGAACAGGGCTTCCCACAGAGTCTTTTATCAGCGTGTATATGGAGTTAGCGTCATTGAAATCAAATGCGCCAACCGAAACACTGCTGGAATACAGTGCTTTCTTTACCGCTGCCATGAAGTCGGTATTTGTTTTTACCTGACCGATAGTGCCGTTGATGATTCCTGTTTGTGCAGTAAATCCTGCCAATTCTATTGGCAGCAGTCCGTTATTTGCTCCACGAACTGTGACTGGTTCGCCATTTGTTCCGCCGCTTACCCATATTCCGCGAGAAGCAAATTGTGATCCTTGAACAGGAATTGCTCCATTTGCCGCAGCAGTTATTCCGACTTGGGCTGAGAATGTTGCGTTAGCAACGACGGTAAATGTAATTCCTGCATTTACCATGTTCACATTCAGAGCAGATCCGCTCCAACCAGACCCAGTTATCCCACCAACACGAGACAAAGTTCCGTTTGGTAATTGTGCATTCATGTAAGTTGGAACAGTGTTCAGAGAGTTGGTGTCTGCTGCTCCCTGACCAACTACGGTCACAGTATCTGAAATATAAGACAGATCACGAATATCCAAATTTAGAGCAGATACTGTGATGCCTGTAGAAGACTTTATATTTACATTCAGTGCATTGGACTCAGCGTAAATTGGACTTGCAGTTGCTCCTGTAAATCCAAAAAGTCCAACAGAAACAGTTCCTGCGGTTCCCCCTCCGTAGACTGTCACGGTATCGGATACCGCTGTTAGCCCCCGGATGTTTAGATCCGTTGCCTGCACATTTATGGCAGTTCCGCCTGATACTCCAAATATTCCAAGATTGGCAAATGAACTAACCGATACTGGAATGGTGGAGTTTACGGTGATTCCTACGGGATACGCTCCCGCAATACCCTGAACAGCGAGGTAGTCTATTCCGCTGGTGCTTCCGCTGGTTGCTCCTACGGCTCCTCCGAATAGATTTCGGATGTCTAGATCGGTTGCCGAAACCGTAGCGGATCCAAAAGTTACTGCTACTGGTCTTCCTCCAGAAACTCCCACAATATTGAAAGTCATTCCACCGTTTCCAACTATGCTTACCGCAAGGCTGTCGTATCCGGTTTCTGATGTGTAGTCGTATCTCTTGAATATATTGTCAATATTCAGATTTAGTGTGTTTCCTGCGGCAATGTTCAATTCTTGAACAGTTACCCCTTGCAGTGTTACAGGAATTGCTGTTCCATAGGAGAACGATGTAAGGTCTACCTCTAGAGGGGTAGCATTTGTCCCTATGATATTTACAGGAAGCCCGTCAAATTCCGATACCAGTATTGCAGTATCGTTTGTGCCAAACGCAACCTTATTAATCTGGTAGTGTGCGTCGTTGACAAAATCGCTGGCTATGGTATAAGTAGTGCCACTGGTTACAATGTCGTAATTGTCGCTGGTTGCTCCCATTGGCTTCTCCGATGAGGTCTGGGCTAGTGTTTACTAAATAGGAATACCTTCCTATGTATATTTCCGAAAGCAAGGCTGATATGGACATAAACAACATACGGTTCCCCCGTGAAGTGGAAAATCATGTGAAGAAATACAGTGTTTCGTATATTGACGCTGTGCTGGCGGTGTGTGAGCAGTTCGGGATAGAGCCACAGGTGGCAGCAAAATTCCTGAACAAGCCAATAATTGAAAAAATCAAGGCAGAGGGGCAAGAACTGAATTTGCTCCCCCGAAAGTCCCGACTTCCTGTTTGACACGCGGCAGGCTTCTGCTATACTGTCTACATATGAGTGACTGAATTGTTTGTCACACACTAACACATACACCGTACAAATCGTACACAAGGAGATACACATGGGATTCAAAGACCTAAAGACCGCTTCCAAGACTTCGTATCAGACTCTTGCCTCCGAAATGGACAAGATGGCAAAGAAGTCCGAGTCCTACAAGGATGACCGCTTTTGGAAGGCAGAAACCGATAAGACAGGCAACGGCTACGCGGAGATCCGCTTCCTTCCTGCACCCGATGGCGAGGATTTGCCGTGGGCGCGTGTGTGGAGCCACGGTTTCCGTGGACCGGGTGGTTGGTACATTGAGAACTCGCTCACCACGATTGGATTGAAGGATCCAGTTTCGGAGATGAACAACCTCCTGTGGGAGAGTGGTTCAGACAAGGACAAGGCAATTGCCCGTGATCGTAAGCGTCGCCTGTCGTACATCAGCAATGTGCTTGTGGTGAGCGATCCGAAGCACCCCGAGAACGAGGGCAAGGTGTTCCTGTTTAAGTACGGCAAGAAGATTTTTGAGAAGATTCAGGGCGCGATGAACCCAGAGTTCCAAGACGAGAAGCCCATGAATCCGTTTGATTTCTGGTCGGGAGCAAACTTCAAGTTGAAGATTCGTCAGGTTGACGGCTACGCGAACTTTGAGAAGAGCGAATTTGCTGCTCCGTCTGCGCTCCTAGGCGGTGATGACGCTGCCCTTGAGAAGTTGTGGAAGACACAGCACTCTCTGAAGGAGTTCACCGATCCCAAGAACTTCAAGTCTTACGACGAACTGAAGGCTCGTCTTGAGCAGGTTCTTGGTGGCAACATCCGTGCAACTGTTTCTGAGTCGGTTGCAAAGGGTGGTGCAGAGCGCACTGCTTTGGAAGAGGATGAAACACCCGCTCCTGCTGTGAAGAAGGCTGCTCCCCCGCAGCCCACGAAGAAGCCTGCTGTCACCGTCAAGGATGACGATGACACAGAAGATGCCCTGTCCTACTTTGAGAAGTTGGCACAGGAAGACTAAATCCCTTCGGTTTCGCAGCAAAGGGCGCACTTCGGTGCGCCCTTTTCTTTTACCAAGTGTGTGAAGCCATCTGCATGGTCTTCAGTGTTGGTTCGTTGTTGCGAATACGCAGATCGTCGTTGAAGTTGTTGGTGGTGTTGCTCACCTTTGTCTGCACCACTGCATTGTTGTTCACCGATGGCTTCGTCGCTGTCCCCGCAGCCGCACCTCGTTCTGCTTCCAATGCGCTCATCTCTGCGTTGTGCTGCTGCACCATCTTGCCCACAGTGGTGTTGGGTGTTGCAGGAGCAGAGATGGTTCCCGTAGCCTCGGTTCCTATGGTTTGACCTTCGGCTCCTGCACTGGCAGCAGTTTTGCTTACTTGTGCTTCAGTCTGTGCTTTGTCTTTCTGATCTTCTGCGCTGCTGACTTCTATGAGGCTAGCAATTCCAGGAATGGATGAAACTAGGTCATATATTCCTCTTCCTCCCAAAATATCACCCAGTTGTTCCCCAAGCCATCCTCCTATCCATCCTCCTGCCCCGCTACCAACAATTGCTCCTGCGGCAGTCCCTGCCACCGGAATTGCCGATCCAAGAGTTCCAACAAGTGCTGCTCCCCCAATACTACCAAGTATTCCACCAAAAAGTCCTGTTATCTGTTTTCCTATTTGTTCTTTCTTTTGATCTACGCTTAGGCTAGGATCGCTTTTAATTCCTGCAATGTTGATGGAGCGCACGGCAGTTTCTAGCAAAGAAGAAACTCCAGGCGCACTCAATAGTGCTTTTCCTACTTTTGGACCAGCAGATCGAATAGCACCGGAGAGTGCTTTCATTGGATTTAGTCCCGACACGGCTCCCGATATAGATCCTAGTGCTTTTGACATCCATCCCACAGCCTTGCCACCAACAGACTTTCCTACATCTAGTGCCCGTGTGCCAGCGGACTTTGCTATATCAAGCGCACCCCGTCCGACACTAGACACAGATTTTCCTATTGCCGAAGAGCCTCTGAACAGCGATGTGTTTTTGAATGCTCCCATTGCACGACTGCCTAGGTTTCCTGCGACTCTGCCTACAGCGCCCAGTCCTCGTCTTGCAATTCCGCCTTGTCCAAAACCTCTTCCAATCAGTCCTTTTGCTCGCTTCAGCAATCCACCACCAGGCATCATTGAAATGATGTCTCCAATTGATCCTCCCTCTGCACCCTCTCCTGCCATCCCAAGTTTCTTGAGAATTGATCCCATCAGACTACCAAGAACACCGCCTCTGGTTTGTGTTGGTCGTGGTTCGGCAGCAGTTGCAGGAGTTTGTGTTTCTAGTTCAGCCTCTCTGGCTCGCAGTTCTTCTCCGCTTGGCTTGAAATGGTCGGTAAGCAGTTTTCTTATTGCTGCTACTTCGTTATAAATTGCACCAATAGTGGTGGAGTCTCTGCCTATGGATTCTGCTGATGACGGAGGAGGCTCGATAAAACCAGGTATATCTGACGCTCTTGTTCCTCCTTCTACACGAGGCTGATTCCTCTTTGCTCCTGGTAGAGAAAGGTCTGCTCCTCTTCGTCCTTTTCGTGAAATGCTTTCTTGAATTTGACCAGAAAACTTTTCTAGTTCTTCTTTGCTTTCCCTCTTCTCTCGCATGAATTGACCAAGCAATCCACCAACAACTGGTATCTTGGACACCAACCTTTCGGGAAGAGTTTTTTTAAAATCTTGAACCTTTTCTTTGATGAATTCACCGAACGAGGTTCGTTTCTTCAGTTGTTCTTCAATCGGAGCAATCACAGAGTCTAGTTGATTTGCAATTCCAGACTGCTCACCTTGAGTTTTCTTTGCCAGTTCTCGGATGAAACGCAGTTTGGCGTAGATTTTTTTTGCTTCTTCGTGAGAAGCACTGAGAGAACCTTCAGCAAGTTTTACACTTTCCTCTAGTAATTCAAATGCCGCTGCTCCGGCAGGATCTTCTACATTGAATTTGTCGGCATTGGCATTGATGTAGTCTTGTAGAACAGAACGAATGCCGGGTCTTCCCCCTCGTCCTATTACTATTTTTTCAAGTTCTGGTGTTTCAATCCCCATTCCTGCTCGCATTTTAGCAATGGCTTGGAGGAAATCCACCTGCTCCATAGCCTGCTCCACTGTATCCTCTGTGGTATCTTGTGTAGGCGGAGGTGCCGTTGCAGGAGCAGTTGCTGGCGAAGCCGGACCCATCACGGGTTCTAAAGACGGACGGGATGCCTGTCTAGACCCTCCCCGTGGTCGCCGCTTGAAACCTGGCTTTCGTGAGTATTTTTTGCTTGACTTGTTTCTTGCCATGAGTGGTGTCCGAAGTCATGCAGTAAAGGTCACAGAGGTTTCTTGTTTGCTGCCTTTTCTCTCTCTTTTTTCAAATGTTGGATCAGCATTTGTATGTATACCTCCCTCTCCCAAGGTAGCATTTGCTCTATTTCAGAAAGGGAGTAGCCGTGGTGTTGCATCAAGTTGAAGTTTACCTGATAGTATGCCCCCAAGTCATTGTGACACAGGGCTACTGAAAAAAATCAGATACGCTGTCCAATTCCACATTCACTGTGGACTGACACGACTGACAGGTATATTTGAATTTATACCGTAGTTCAGGAACGCTCTGCATAAAGTCCATGATCTTGGCAAACTGATCGGGCAGCAGATTGTCCACAAACTCAGAGAGTTGAGCAGGATTGATGTCCCTAACCTGATACACCTGTTCATCAACAACCACAGCCTCAATGCACTTCTTCGCTAGTTCAAAAGCAATCTCTACTTCATTCTTGTTGTAGTCAAAATCGTGAATGGATGGATACCGCAGAATCACAGACAGGTTTTCGCTTATCGGTATGTTTGGATCTGATTGTGGCTTGTCTGCCTGATTTATGGTGATTTCATCCAGTTTGATCTTGATGTTTGTGGAGTTTCCGCACTTGGAGCAGGTGACCTGCGGCTTTACCTCTTCGCCCACGGACTTTGCACGAATCTGCAAGAATGCGTATTCTGCATCTGCTGCACACAGTTTTCGTGTGTCTAACAAGTCTTCAGTGCAAGCCAGTATGACATTACGCATAGCGTCGTTGATCTGGTTGATGTCTTTGGATTGCAGGGCAACCAGCAGCACCTTTTCTTCCTTTACCACAAATGGTCGGAATTTTACGGTGGTGCCGTTCACGGGAAGGGTCATGGAGTAGCGGGGAAGGGCAGAATTCTGTAAATTCAGTGTCATGGTAATCCTTTGGTCAATGTAGTTTCAGTTATTTATCAACCGTTTCGTGGGGGATATCCTGTGGGCTGCACGCCCCGTCCGTAGATCAGTTGCTGTGCTGTGGCAGGATCGTATATTCCGTTTACGGTTCCGTCTGGACCAACGCGGTCTATTCTGTTTCCGTTTCGGATGAGAGACTGTATGGACTGCTGTGGTCCTGGAATTACTGTGGGTGGCTGACCAATTGTGCCAGCGGCTCTGGTTGGAGCAGGCATTCCCACATACTGCAATGAGTATTTTCTGAAGCACAGGGTAATGTCTTGCCGCAGGAATTCGTTGTCCTTGTCGTAACCCACTTGTAGATCGCCTATCATTTTGGGATAGGTTTCGTTTATCGTTACGATGTAGTTCACGGCATCGTTTTTGTCTAGAACAGTTATGGTGGTGTCCGTGACATACTGATCGTAGTATTGGAATTTGTAGTTTCCGAGATCGGAAACCAATCCCATCCAGTCTTCAAAAAACTGTTTTTCTCTCATGTCCTGTGACAGTATCACCGATAGAGTCATCTCTCCGCTATAAATCTGCTCATACGGCATATTCCGTGCAGGACCGTAGAAGCGGAACGGCGTGGTTGAGAACGAGCGTCCGGGAATAGTAACTGCATCGCAGCGCATGGACAGTGATCGCAGGGTGTCTATGTTTACAGCACCGCCTCGCCATCCCATTGGATACGCAAATGCCACCTCATATCGGTTTGCGTATACGAGTCCCGTGGACAGGACTGATTGCACCAACTGATTTATGTTGGCTGGGTTGTTTGCCATTTACCGTCCTCGTTTTACAATCTGCTTGTGTGTTTCTCGATATACCGTAACAGGTCTTGCGTTCTTCATTCGTTCGGTGTTGCCCATCACCATGTCTTCCCACAATTCAAACGGAACTACCACTGGTCTGCGCTTCATGCCTTTCCACAGGTATTTTCGGTAGCACGGGCGAAAGTATTTGAATTGTCGCCGTGCATCCAGTCGGTCGTAGTCCACCATCAGGCGCGTTCTCCATGTTTCGTTGGCTTTCAGTGTTGGCAGTCCGCGCATGATGGAGTCAAACAAGAATTTTCTCTTCACGGGATCAACAAAATGGAGGTTTACCCCTTCAAAGCCTCCCCGATACACACCCGTGATGAGAACCAGCGGATACTGGTCGTAGTATGTATTTCTTGAAATAAAAGATTCGCTCATTGGGGTGTATTTGAAAAACACCATCTGCCCCTGAAACAGTCGGCTTGGCATGGAGAACTTTTGCGCCCGATTCAGCAGTTGCAGAAACTGAATGTAGGTTTGATCGGTTCCACCGAGAATGGAGGTGGTTTCTTCAAGCAGTGCCTGTAAGTCTGATTTCAGTTCGTCTTCGGTCATGCCTTTTTCCTGAACAGGTCGTCTTCCGTGAGTATCTTGAATTCCCACCCACGAGCCTCTGAAACCTGCTTTGCGGCTTCCCATTTAGCCTTGTTTGTGATCCAAGTTTTTACTTCGGTGATGTATCCCCGTGTGACTCGCTTACGGCGCGTGGGTTCTTGACACTGCTTCTTTGGCTTTATCTCAATAAGCCAAGTCTTTACCCCTTCAGGTGTCCGTATCTCTATGAGGAAATCTACAAAATATCTGTGGGGCTTTTTGTCTAATGGACTGATATACGGAATAACTACTTCTTCAGAAGCCCAACGCAGCACATTGGTACTCTGATCGCAGTATTTCATAAACTTTCGCTCCCACATACTCCGATACATGATCTGTGTGGGGTTGCCGATGTATTTGGAGGGGTTTTGGGGACGGAAAAAGCCTCTGTATGCCATATAAATATGTAGCGCCCACCGAGGAAATTCATGTCAGCAATACCAAACTTCAATCCACCACTAGTAAATTCTGCTGGCAGACCCATTGTGGCTACCAACAGAACCACCAAACTGTCTGAAGAATTCTTCAATAGCAAGATAGAGGACAGTGTTACTCGGGCACTTGAGGGAACCCCAAAGGTTCAGCGCGGCTCCCGCACCCGTCCGTCTATTTTAAAATATCCTGTTGAGATTGGAACGGGTGAGGTTCCTCATGTGATGCAGTTCAAAGTGTTCTGGCGTTGGGAGCAGAAAGACCTGAAAGAGACTGCAACCAAAGCAAAAGAAGAGGCACAGCGTAAAATTGGAGAACTGAACACGCTTGCTGGCTTGATACAGAACGGAAATCTTACCAAAGAGATGGTTGAGCAGAGTGGGCTTCCGCAGGAGCAGATTGCCGCCCTCAAGGAACTGGCAAACAGCACTGAATTGCTAAAGGTTGTAGATCCTGCAACCAATGATAATCTTGCTACTCTACTACAAACAAATCCCGGCAGAGCAAAAGAATTGCTTGAACAGACAATCACTTCATATCAGGCTCGTCTTTCTAGTATAGAGTCCGAATTGAGTGATGGTGTCGGTCGGGTTGGTCTTGATGACCAAGAACGCCTACTCATTCTGAATCGGTTGAATGAAACTGTGCAGTCTACAAGCACAGGACAAGCAGCAGTTACGGGAGCAGTATCCGGCGGAGTGGTTGGTGGGTTGCTTGGTTTGCTGATGGGTGGAAAGAAAGGTGCTGCGGTTGGTGCAATTGGAGGTGCTGTTGCTGGTGGTGCTGCCGCTGCTGGTGGTGTGGCTCTAGCCAAAGCATTTCAGAATCAAGCCGTATACGATCAGATGGTGTCTCTGTATCTGCCTTTTTGCACAAAGATAAACAATGAAGACACCTTCATGTATGAAGATCCTGGTCAAGCAATTGCTGGGGGTGCGTTTGATTTTCTGGGTCGTCCGGTTGAAACGGTGGGACAAGCCGCAAATGTGGGTCTTGAGAAGGCAGCAGGTGCTGTTGGTGCAGGTGGCGCTGGTGCGCTGGCTCGCGGAAAGGTAATCAATCCTCGCCTTGAAAAATTGTTCAAGCAAAAGGAATTCCGAAACTTCAATTTTTCTTGGGAGTTTTATCCCAAGACCAAGAAAGAAGCGGATCAAATACGGGACATCATAGAGACTTTCCGATACCATTCTCACCCCGCAACCGACGATCAGGCAGCAGAACCAGAACAGAAGGTTCAGGTTGTTCTTCGGGTTCCTGCGGAGTTTGAAATACGATTTCTGTCAACCGATCCCAATCCAAATCAGTCGGGATTTGTTGAGAACGAATACCTTCCAAAAATTGGACGGTGTGCGCTTACGGCAATATCGGTTGATTATGCTCCGAACTCTGTGTGGAGTTCTTTCGTTGACAATTCCCCGACAGCCATAACATTCTCGTTGCAGTTCACCGAGATGGGTCTGCTCACACGCGAAGCGGTAGACAAGGGCTTCTAATGTCATACTTCTCAAAGTTTCCTCTTGTAAAGTATCCCATCAAAGACGGTGCTGTCTTCCGTGTTGTGTTTGCTCGTAATCTGTTGAGAAGAATTGCTCTCAGTGAAGACATGAAGAGCAGCGATTCTGCGTTTTTGGAATACGACATCAAAGACGGCGAGCGACCCGAACAGATTGCAGAAAAGGTTTACGGTGATCCAACTTTTCACTGGATAATTCTACTCACTAACGATGTGATTGATCCGTATCACGGATGGTATAAATCTTCTGCTGCTATGGAAGAATTCATACAGAAGAAGTATTCTGGATACTCTGTGTTCTTCACCAACATAGACGATGGATTTTTATATCGTTCAGATTTTGTTTCTGGATGCACTCTTTCTCAAGGCTCTTCCGTTAGTTCTATAAAGGAATACAATTCCACTCTTTGTAGATTTTCTGTGGACGGAACAGGATTTGGAGAAGGCTTTGCTAGTGTTGGATTGAGTGGTGGATCTACTCAAGTAATAAAGATACACCGCGTAGATCCTGCTTATACATCGGTTCATCATTTTGAATCTACTCGTCCAACCGCTGACAACAGCGCAAACGAAAAAGTTACGCTTGATCCACTCAGCCAACAGACAACTAGTTATTCCGTTGTGGGTGGTGTTGTGGGTGCCACACAGGACGAATACCCGTCTAGCACACAGGGAATTGGATATGTTGGAACTGGTGTGGTATCCATGTGGGAAACCTATATTGGTCGCTATATGGGTATATCTGGCAGTCAAGTCAACAACTATGCTGTCAGCAACTACCTGTATGAGATGAACGAAAACGAAAAGAAACGAACGATCAAGATTCTTCACCCTCGTTTCAAGCGCGAAGCAGTTCAAGAACTTGAATCTTTGCTGAGGGTATAACATGGCTGATTCTGTTGGACACGGCAACGAAGCACTGAAGGCAGGCGACTACAAACTAGAACGCTTTGTGCTGTATTCTCTTGTAAACGGCAGCGAGATAGAATTGAACAATCTGTATCGCTATATTGAAATCTATGAAGATATATTCTCTCCATACATTTCTGCCAAACTACACATCGAAGACGCGATGAATTTTCCCGAGCGGCTTCCAATCACAGGACAGGAAAAAGTAGAGATTGAATTTCGTTCTGACATCAACAGCATGGAACCGGTGAAACTTGCCTTTCGTGTCTACAAACTAGACAGCCAAAGGATAAGTGAGTCAGGAAAGACACAGCAGTATGTGCTGCATCTAATGAGCGAGGGCGGCTATTTCAACTTCTCACAGATATGCGGATACGCATTGAGTGGGTCGGTTTCTGAAATGGTAAAGAGCATACTATACAAGCATTTTCCTGAAACTGTGTGGAAAGACAAACTAGACATAGAGAACACAGCAGACAATTACTCTTTCGTGTTACCTGCCAGTTACTCTCCGTTTCGTGCCATAGACTGGCTTTGTGGAAAGGCATATTCAAAGACTGGACTTGAATACAGCCCGTATCTTTTTTACGAATCCATAGACGGTCACCGCTTCAAGAGTCTGTCCAAGATCATAGAGGACGGATCTGCGAACATGATTCGTTATGAATATACACAAGGCAATATGCCTGTGCTTGAAGGACAGAAGGAAAACTTGGGATTTCAAAGCGTGTTGCCGAGCAGATATCACAAGGTTCAGAAACTAGAAGAGTTGTCTCGGTTTGATGCTGCTTCAAACATAATGAACGGGATCGTTTCTTCACACCTAACGGTTCACGATCTGGTGCGTAAAGAACACAGAGAACATGAGTTCTATGAGAGCGATGT